CTCGGCACCTACCGATACAGATACACTACAGAAGTCACGCTTCCTAGTTAAGGCAGCGGCACTTCCCGCTTCAAACATCACCCCTATTGATGTCCCCTTCCGTGGTCGTACATTGAAGATTGCTGGCGACAGAACCTTCGACACCTGGACAATCACCGTCCTAAATGACACCGACTTCGCAATCCGCTCCGCAATGGAGAACTGGATGAACACGATGAATCGCATGGAAGACGCTACAGGTACACAGGATCCCGCAGAGTATCAATCTGATGCTTATGTCTATCAGCTAGACCGCGACGGTTCTACTCTACGCACCTATCGCTTCCACGATGTGTTCCCAACAAACATCTCAACCATCGAACTTAACTACGATACTATTGATACCATTCAAGAGTTCACCGTAGAGATGCAAGTTCAGTGGTGGGAAGCCATTAAGGGCATTGGACCCAACGCAGGTGGTCAGGACATCTTCTGATTCACTCACAATTATCAAACGGGATCCCGAAAGGGGTCCTTTTTTTATGCGCTAAATATAAGTGTAAGACGGTATACACCCAATTTTTATTATTATGGGAAAGCTATTTGGTTTTTCAATTGAAGATACTGATGTCCAACGTCCTGGATCTATCAGCCCCGTTCCAGATAACAACTCTGATGGGGTTGAATATTTTGCTTCCGGTGGTTTTGGGGGATCATATGTTGATATTGAGGGTGTCTATAGGACAGAATATGAATTAATTCGCCGCTATAGAGAGATGGCATTATATCCAGAAGTGGATAGTGCTATTGAAGACATTGTTAATGAAGCAATCGTCAGTGATCTATATGAATCACCTGTTCAGGTTGAATTGAGCAATGTCAATGCTAGCGATAAAGTAAAAAATATTATACGTGAGGAGTTTAAGTACATCAAAGAACTATTGGACTTTGATAAGCGATCCCACGAAATTTTTCGTAATTGGTACATTGATGGGAGAATGCATTTTCTCAAGGTTATTGACTTTGAGAAGCCACAAGATGGGATTATGGATTTGCGTTATGTTGATCCTATGAAGATCAAGTTTGTTCGCAAACTTAGTGATAAAGCAGCAACTAACGAGTTGGCTTCCCAAGTCCTAACCAAAAATAATATTGGTGGTCGAAATCCATTAGGGCGTAATAATATTTTCAGTCAAGATATTGATGAGTATTATGTTTATACACCTGGAGCTAATACCATAACAGGTTATGGGAGTGGTTCAACCTCATCCATAAAAATTGCTAAAGATTCTATTGCTTACTGCAATTCGGGTCTGGTCAATAGAAATGATCAAACAGTTCTATCTTGGTTACATAAAGCAATTAAAGCAGTAAATCAGCTAAAAATGATTGAGGATGCGATTGTAATCTATCGTTTATCTCGCGCACCAGAACGTCGTATTTTTTATATTGATGTAGGTAACTTGCCGAAAGTAAAGGCAGAACAATATCTACAGCAAGTAATGAGTCGTTATAGGAATAAACTAACTTATAACGCACAGACTGGTGAGATGAAGAATGATAAGAAAGTGATGTCAATGTTGGAAGATTTCTGGCTCCCTCGCCGTGAAGGTGGTCGTGGAACAGAAATTTCAACTCTACCTGGGGGTCAAAACCTAGGTGAGATCACTGACCTAGAGTATTTCCGTAACAAATTATACGCAGCTCTTGGAGTTCCTGCTTCACGCCAACCAGGCGGTAATGAAGGTTTCAATATGGGACGTTCTAGTGAGATTTTACGAGACGAGGTAAAATTTTCCAAGTTCGTTGCTCGCCTTCGCAAGCGTTTTGCTGGTTTATTCAGTGATATACTAAAAACTCAACTTATCCTAAAAAATGTTATTACCCCAGATGATTGGGAAGGTATCAAGGATAATATTCAGTATGATTTCCTATATGACAATCACTTTGCTGAACTAAAAGAAACAGAACTCTTCCAAGAGCGTCTAAATCTATTAGCTCAAGCAGAACCTTATATTGGTAAGTATTATTCACAAGAATTTGTCCGCAATAAAATTCTTCGCCAGACTGATGGTGAGATGCAAGAGCAAGATAAACTCATTGAAAAAGAGATTGCTGATGGTACTATCCCAGATCCATCAACTCTAGATCCAATCACAGGTGAGCCACTACCTGCTGCTAGCGGAGAACCTATGGCTGATGAAGGAGCAGCTACTATGGATCAAACTGCAATTGATGGTGCCGCTGGTATTGTACCTACAGATCCAAACGTAATTCTAAAACCTAAATCAGGTGAAGGTGAATTTTAATCTTACTAAATAACTTTAACTTGGTTTTTTTTATTATGTCCTCAAACATTATTGATGCTATTGCATCAGGCTCTTCGCCTTCTGAAGTAACCCAAGAAATCAAAGATATTCTTTTCGCAAAAAGTAGTGAAAGAATTGATGATTTCCGTCAAGTCGCTGCCTCTAACCTATTTCAAGGTGAAGAGGGAGGTGAAGATCAAGGCTGATCTTGTCAGCAATTACACATAACTAGAGAAAGCACTACTAAGATGAAACTAATTACAGAAGAAATTAACTCAGTTGAGTTTATCGTTGAGGAAATTAACGGTAAAAAATCTATGTTCATCGAGGGTATTTTCCTTCAAGGCAACCAAAAGAACCGCAATGGTCGTGTCTATAAGACCGATACTTTAGCACGTGAAGTTGGTCGCTATAACGAACAGTATGTAAATAATGGTCGTGCTCTAGGAGAACTGGGTCATCCTGACGGACCTACTGTAAACCTAGACCGTGTTTCACATAAAATTATTTCACTTACTCAAGAAGGAAATAACTTTATCGGTAAAGCAAAGCTACTTGAAACCCCTATGGGCAAGATTGCCAAAAGCTTGGTCGGTGAAGGTGTAACCTTAGGTGTTTCTTCTCGTGGTATTGGTTCATTAACCGAGACTAAAGAAGGTTACAAGTTAGTTGGAGAAGACTTTATGCTCTCCACTGCTGCTGATATTGTAGCTGATCCTAGTGCCCCTGATGCTTTTGTCCAGGGAATTATGGAAGGAAAAGAGTGGGTTATGTGTGGAGGAATCCTAAAAGAGCAGCAAGTAGAGGACGCTAGGTCTACTATAAATAAACTAGTGACATCAAGAGAATTACAGGAAAAGAAATTAAATCTTTTCACTGATTTTTTCTTCAGTCTATAAATCTTATAAATAACTATAGATTTATACTGTTAAATCAATTTACTCGTCGGTAGCAACTAATTTTTACAAGACATGGAAAACGTAGTAACGAAAGGTGCTAAGGCTGCTGAACCAATGGAAAAGGTTCCGACCAGCGTAGTTCCCGGACAAACAATCGAAGATCTCGGTGGTCCAACCCCCGAGAACTATACTAATGAGCCAGATGGTCCTGCCAAGCTCAGAGATGCCTCTTTACCCCTTAAGCAAGTTAGGGATGTGGTAAATAAAGGCGCTAAACCAGCTCAAGGTATGGAAAAGGTAGACGCTGACGTAGTTCCCGGAAGCAATTCTGGTGGTACTACTGATGCTCACCCCGCCGGTTCACAAGCCGAAAAAGTACCCGCTTCTGTAGTTCCCGGTCAAACCCGCAAGGAAGAGATCGAGACTGAAGGTGAAGTTGTAGAAGAAATCACTTCTAGTGATATCGCTATGGCTGAACTAGATATTGAAGAAGACGTTAATGCACTTCTAAGTGGCGAAGAACTCTCTGAAGAGTTCCAGAGCAAAGCTCGCGTCATCTTTGAAGCTGCCATCCGTAACAAGGTTGCTATTGTCAAAGAAGATCTACAGGATGCATATGAAGAGAAGCTAACTGAAGAGCTAGCTACTATTCGCACCAGCCTAAGTGAGCGTGTAGACGCTTACCTAGAGTACGTAGCTGACGAGTGGATGGCTGAAAATGCCATTGCCGTCGAACATGGTCTACGCACCGAAATGACTGAAAGCTTCCTCCAGGGAATGCATTCACTCTTCTCAGAGCATTATGTCTCTGTACCTGAAGAGCGTTTCGATGTTGTTGAGTCCATGGTTGAAAGACTTGATGAAATGGAATCAAACCTCAATGAGCAGATTGAGCGTAATGTAGCTCTTAACAGCCGCCTAAGTGGTGCTGTTTCTGAGACCATTCTCGCCGATGTATCTGAAGGTCTCGCTGAGACCCAAAAAGATAAGCTCGCAGCTTTGGCTGAGAACGTTGAGTTTGATAGTGAAACAGGTTATCGCGAAAAACTAGAGTCACTAAAAGAGAGCTATTTCTCTTTGAGCACTGCTAGTGTGACCGCAAGAAACAGCGTCGAGGATCTAACTGAATCAGTTGGTACTTATGAAGCAGCACCTGAGTTATCCGCTCAAATGGCTTCACTAGTAGAACAGCTCGACAGATTTTCTAAGTGATTTTTAAATTATTAAGATCAAACTAACAATTCTTTACCAAATAAAGGTTTTAACTAATGTATAACAATGCTAACGCAGAACAGCTCATGGAGAAGTGGGCTCCTGTTCTAGAGCACGGAGAAGGTATTCAGGACGCTCACAAGCGTGCAGTAACCGCACAACTCCTAGAGAACCAAGCAATCGCCCTTCAAGAAGAGCGTAGCTTCCTCTCCGAAAATCCAATCACAACCCAGTCAAATAACCCACTCGCGCCTCCTGGCGCTGGTGCAGATACTGCAGGTTTCTCTGGTAACGCAAACGCTAGTGGCGCTGTTGCTGGTTTCGATCCAGTACTAGTCAGCCTAATCCGTCGTTCAATGCCTAACCTAATGGCATATGACATCTGCGGCGTTCAGCCAATGAACGGTCCTACAGGTCTAATCTTCGCAATGCGTTCACGCTACGAAGGTCAAGCTGGTCCTGAAGCCTTCTACGATGAAGCAAACTCTGCCTACTCTGGTCAGCCTTCTAACCTCCAGGGTAAGTACAACGCAGGCGATGAAGGTCCTGCTGTTGGTCTAGGAACCACTTCACAGAGTGGATCTAACCCAGCAATCCTTAACCCCCTACCCGGCGATCAAGTCGGTTACAACGTGGGTCAGGGCATGGCTACAAACGAAGCTGAAGCACTTGGAACCGATGGTGGTCCTGCTTTCCGCGAAATGGGTTTCTCAATCGAGAAGCTAACTGTTACTGCTAAGAGTCGCGCACTCAAGGCTCAGTACAGCATGGAGCTAGCACAAGACCTTAAGGCTATCCACGGTCTAAATGCTGAAGCTGAACTAGCTAATATCCTCTCTTCAGAGATCTTGGCTGAAATCAACAGAGAAGTCATCCGTACAGTATACAAAACTGCTGTTCCTGGTGCTCAAGCTAACGTTGCTCAAGCTGGCGTATTTGACCTTGACGTTGACTCCAACGGTCGTTGGTCTGTTGAGAAGTTCAAAGGACTTATCTTCCAAATCGAAAGAGACGCTAACGCAATCGCCGAGCAGACACGTCGTGGGAAGGGCAATATCATCATCTGTTCTGCAGACGTTGCTTCCGCTCTAACAATGGCTGGTGTACTTGATTACACCCCTGCTCTTAACGCCAACCTTAACGTTGACGACACAGGCAACCTATTCGCTGGTGTTCTACAAGGTAAGTACAAGGTCTATATCGATCCTTATGCTGCTAACGTTTCCTCACAGCAGTACTACGTTATGGGCTACAAAGGTAGTTCACCTTATGACGCAGGACTCTTCTACTGCCCTTACGTGCCTCTCCAGATGGTTCGTGCAGTTGGTCAGGACAGCTTCCAGCCTCGTATCGGCTTTAAGACCCGCTACGGCATGGTCGCTAACCCCTTCGCAGAAGGACTTGATCAAGGTCTAGGTCGTCTCGCTGTTAACACGAACGTCTACTACCGCCGTGTACAGGTCAAGAACCTAATGTGATTTGAACTCCGACGAGTTAATCTTCACAGTAATAAGGGGGCTCCGAAAGGGGCTCCTTTTTTATGCCTCTAAATAGTACACGGTCTATTATATCATTTGCCTGTGTCTGACATTTATTATAAGCAGCTAGAGAATAGAAATTACATGAGTCCTCTTGGATTTGATTTTTCTATTGCTAGGTTTCCCAAAGTAAGTTTCTTTGCGAATACTGCTGCATTGCCTCAAATTAGCTTAGGTATTGCGAATCAATCAAATTACTTAAAGGCATTAGCTCAACCAGGAGATAGAGTTGAGTATGGTGAGTTACCTATACAGTTCCTCATTGATGAGGATATGATAAATTACACTTTAATACATAATTGGATTACTGGTTTAGGTTTCCCAGAATCTTGTGAGCAGTTTTTAGACATCACTACCGGTAGAGATGGGGGTAGGGATATGGAGTTGCAGTATAGTGATGCATCACTCCAAATACTCAATAGCAATTACAATGTAATTGCCCAAATTAAATTTTGGGACATATTTCCAACCTCATTATCTTCTATGGACTTTACTGCCACAGATACTGATGTTAATTACTTTACCGCCAATGCTACATTTGCATTTACATATATGCAAATATTAGGCAAAAATGGTAAAGTTTTGTCACCTGATTATGTTGATTCTCCAAGGTTTTAATGAATTTAGAAAAAATCCAAGAAATGTGGGAAGCAGATTCTAAGATTGATATAGATAATCTTCATGACGAATCTCTAAAAATACCACAGCTACACCAAAAGTATTACACACTGTATACTACAATTAAATTATTAAGAACTAAATGTAATGACACCCTAGCAAAAACTAGGTTAGAGAGGTACAACTACTACAGTGGTAAGGCGCCAGCAGAAGTTTATGTTGAAGAACCTTTTCCATACAAAGTGAGGGATAAGGAATCAATGAATATGCATCTTAACGCAGATGAAAAGTTATCTACAATCAAATTAAAAATTGAATATTATGATGTA